GTCTGCGCGATGATGATGAAACCAATGGGTGAGGTTGTGCAATTCGACATCAAGCCTAAGTCGTTATCATTCACGCGCAAGAATGCGCAAGCAACCATTGTCTATATTCCCAAGAAACGTGTGTGGCAATGGGTTGTAACACTACAACTCAAGCCGCAGATATTTACTGGTGAAGAACAGACAGAAGCATTAGCGAAAGCGATGGTGGACAAATATCTAAAGACATAGATGATGGTGTGCGCGGAGACACACCCTTCGAGCGCCGGTTATTCATTGCAATGCCGCCGCCGGAACAAGAAGCTTATCTCGATGGCATACGCAGACGTAGGTTAGCAACTATCGAAGCGCATCGCCAGTCAGTAGAGATCAAGCAACGTGCCAAAGATCAACGAATGGTGGAGCAGATAGATAAGCAAAGCAAGATGATGGAGAAAGAACTTGCTGCATTAGACAAAGCGTTAGAGAAAGTAGAGAAGCGCGCAGCAATGCTTGCTGGTCTGCGCTTGCTAGTTATCAATGACGCTAGTAATGTAGCATTGGACATCCTAGAACACAACGATCCAGACATACACATGAAACACATGAAGGTGGAACCATGAACGACAACCAACCGCAAGAACAAATCGAGCCACTCGCTCTATCACTGACCGACTTTGTGCGGTATGTACATCATGCCGCAACCATTGCTCGGCAATTACAGTCTGACTTAGTGCAAAATCCTGATCGCATCGAACGTGCTAATGAGATCGGTGTGATTGCTGCGAACACACTCACACCTGATGGTGTGCCACGCTCAATCATCATTGCTGCTACTGCATCTGTGGTCGCCAGTGTTGCATCGCAGCTTGTGAATTATGAAATCACTACAGGCAAGGCAGAGCATGGTTCATTAGAATGCATGATTGGTGGCATCGCACTAGCTGCATATCAGCTTGTCGAAACTAACACGCAACAAGCAATGGCACTCAATGAATTGGTAGGAGAGCGTGATGCCAATCACTGATCGTGACATTCGTGAATTGCGTGGCAAGATAAACCCGCTGCTTGGAAAAATACTCATTGAAATGAATGGCGACATTCATGCAATACGCGGTGCCATCGGCACACTCGCCGCAGCAACAGCAGAACTTGCTGGTGCGCTAAACCTACACAACGCTAAGCTTGCACACCTTGCACAAACTAAAGGTAACAATGCTGCTGAGCGTTTGCAACAGCAAGCAATGGAAGTGGGAAGTGATCCTACTATCACAGGAGAAATCCATGAGGACAGGTAAATGGTCACGCATTGAAATGTCAATCGCTTCGAAGGAAGAGATTGACACACTAGACAAGATGGACTATACTAAGATGAGTGCCATCAATATGTGTCCAACATGGGGCATCTTGCGGTATGGTTTGCACAAAGCTATGCCGGGTGGCGGTCGCAGCATGGCGCTCGAAGCAGGCACTGCATTGCATGATTGCTTTGCAGTAATCAGACTGATGCAGCTTAGTTTCTATCAAGGAATGGAAACGCACACACTGTATCATGGGCAACGTCTGTTTGGTAAGGACAGATGGGGCACTATCGTTGAAGGTGTGCGTGGTCCTGATCGTGAAGCATCTATTAAGAATGCTGCATTAGAATGTTTAGCAACAACGGGTTATGTAGATGATTCTAATGATAGGCGTCGCACGTTCAATAACCTTGAGACATCGCTGCTCTACTACTTGCAACGATGGGACTTCGAACGTCATCCTGTATGGGTGCGTGAACCATCTGATCCAACAAGCGACATCGGTGTAGAGATACCGTTTGCGATTAAGATACAGCCATACACAGATGATGGGTTCGCAGGGTACGCAGCGTACGAAGCGCAACCACTAACACCCTTCATCTACACTGGTCGTATTGACGGACTACATCTTGCTGCGAAAGACAGCGAAGAGTTAATCGTGCAAGAGAACAAGAGTGCTGCACGATTGGATGATGCATGGCGTATGTCATTCGACATGAGTCATCAAGTGACAGGCTATTGTGTTGCAGGTTCGTTACATACAAACACTAGCATACGTCGCGGGCTAGTCATTGGACTGTCACTTCCATTGCCACGCTATGCATCTGATGGATTATCCATCGTTGATGTGTATCGTGATAGCTTTATGAAGGAGCGTTGGTTGCAGTGGTTGGAATACACAACAGGTATTTACAACACGTACAAACGCAATCCATTGACTGCGCCTAAGCATACACACAGCTGCAATCGGTACTTCCGTCCATGCAGCATGATCCCCTTCTGTGCGAGCGATGAACAAGAACAGCGCGACATGCTCGAACAGATGGTTACAGAAGAATGGTCGCCGCTGGTAGAAAAGACAGGAGATTAGTATGACTAACGCAGAACAAACCGCAGCTATCGAAGAAATGCAGCAGCAGATCGCCGCATTGCAGGCGGAGAATGCTCGTCTTGCCGTGCAGATTGATGTGATCAATCTACGTATCGCACCTATCGCACCACAACTACAGCCTGATCTTGTTGTTGTGGATGAAGTTACTGATGTTGATGGCGATGCGCAGTGAAGCTAGGTAGCATAGAAGTACAACCTACTATCAGTCGTCGTGAGATACTCACGATGCTGTTGTGGGGCAAGCCAGGTGTTGGTAAGACTGTGCTTGCATCTACTGCTCCTGGCAAGAAGCTATGGTTACAGTTTGATCCTGCTGGCACAGCGTCACTTATGCGTAGTGATGACATACTTGTTGCTGACTTCTCAGCGTACAAGTCTGCACAGCTAGAAGCGTTCAAGCAAGGTGCCATCATTGAGAGTGACTTGCTAAAGCTAATCCGTGAACATGGCATACAAACAGTAGTCGTTGATAGTCTGACAACCTTCGGTCAGATGGCATTGCATTACGGTATTGTGAGCGGCAAAGCTAGTGGCAAGACTTTCAAAGCAAGTATCGAAGCACCAGGACAAGGCGGCTATGGCATACGTGCAGCTATGCTGCTAGACTTCATTACAATGGTGCTTCGTGTGTGTGCTGATACAAAGTGTCATTGCATTCTAACTGCACATGACAAAGAAACCACCGACGATAGTGGTGGTACTACAGAGATCACTGTCAATCTAGGTGGCCAAGGACAAACGGCTATCCCTGCAAAGATCAGTGAAATCTGGTACATGGAAGATACTGGTAAGGCACGTAACATCTACGTACGTGCGCACGGTGTGAAGCGTCCAATGCGAACGCGCATGTTTGCAACGGATGAACGTACGTTCTTCACTGTTAAGTACAACCAAGACAACCCTGATGAAAGGATCAAAGAGAATGCCATCGCAACGTGGTACAAAGCGTGGGAAGCCAACGGCTTCGGCAAAATCCCAGTCCCCAACACCTAACAGCTTTGCTCCGATAGGTGATCCTGGGTGCGACAATCCGTATAACCATGTAAGTGACGCGATTGTTGCGCACCAAAAGAAATCAATGGATGCATTGCGCAAAGCAATGAAACATCTTGATATTGCTTGTAAAGCTGTGAACGATGCGCGTGTTTATGCATCAGAGCATCGTGCATTGGTGCCTGAATACCATGCATCTTCATTGCTTGCTACAGCGATTGATCATGTGGTGTACAATGTTCGCCATGAAGTGAACAGGTACTTGCAAGTTGCTCGCCCGGAACCTGATATAAACAGGGGAGAACCGGCCAACAATATCTAGGGGGTCAGTCGCCCCATAGATACTAGCCCTGGTGGCTTGACAGGGCTAGCGTAGTATGTCACAAGTCAAACTCCGATCAACAGCAAAGGAATAATCGGAATGTCAGAAGAACAACTTGGTTCTGTCTATACTATGGACAAGTCACTCGCTGATGCTGAACGGCCTAAGCCGCTACCAATCGGTGAGTATCGCGGTGAAGTGCGCAATGCAGAATTGAAGGTCAGCTCAAAGGGCAACAAGATGCTCGTTGTGCAGTACCACATTGATCCTTCACAATTTCCACCGGATTACACTGATGGTAATCCTGATGGCGAATTGCTGACTGTGTTTCAGTCGCTCGTGCAAACGCCACGCAATCGCTACTTGCTCAAAGGCTTCTGCCTTATGCATGGTGTAGCGCCGACAAACCAGATTGACACTACTGCGTTCATCTCTCAGAATGTTATTCTTCAAGTGACACATGAAGAATATGAGGGTATGGAACAGGCACGTGGCAAGCCTATTCGGGCCATCTAACCCGAAGGCACTAGCCCATATTTTTTTATGGGCTAGTGCATTTTTCTCGTTGACATTGGCGAGGAATTGCGTATGATACCTAAGTCAACCAAGCCCAAAGGGCTACAGCAAAAGGACAACAAAACTATGGCTAACCCGAATGTAAAGCCTGCCACCCCTGGCGCCAAGGAAAAGGCCAAGCGTGTACTTGGCCCGCGTACCATCTATGTGATGTTCAAAGAAGGTACTCCCCAGGATGTTGTGAACGCTGCGCGTGAACACATTCAAACGCTTACCATGAATGGCCGCGTTATCCTTGATCGCATGGGTAGTGGTCAACCTATCCCCCCGTTCCTGAAGTACACTGTGGAAGTTAAGGAACGTGCAAGCGGTGAAGAGTAATAGCATTGCATAGAGTGGCAACACTCTCGCAGCGGTGTTTGTAGCTAACACGTGTGATGCGTTACGATAGGCGGTAGCAGTAATGTTACCGCCTATTTTTGTATAGCAAAGGTATCCGCAATGAATGAAAACGTATCCGGTCTTGGTTCAATCACCATACCAAAACCCATCAAGCTGTCATTTCGTCGAGGCATTGCATCACTGAATAGCAGCGGAAGATGCGTTGCAGTGCGAATGCATGAAGAAGATTTAGTGCTGCTGAATACCGAAGCAGAACGGCTCGGCATTACACGCGGCGAGTTAATGCGATGGCTTTGCGTATTTGGCGCAGCGGCATTGCATAAAGAGAACACAGGCATACATCCACAAGTAACGCCGTAAGGAAAACAAATGTCAGAAGCAGCAAAGCAAATTACACTAGAGCAGTTTGATGACAAGCAGAAGCTTGCAGTCGAACGTGCGCTAGATGTATCACGTAGGATTGTCGCAGTCACTGGTCCTGCTGGTAGTGGCAAAACAACGATCATGCGCACAATCTATGAGAAGCTAACAGAGAACGGCTACAAAGCTGTCCTTGTTGCGCCTACAGGTAAGGCCGCACGCCGCATCCGTGAAGCAACAGGCGCGCCAGCTATGACCATACACATGCTGTTAGAGTACACAGCACCGCGTGACATTAACCCACGCACTGGTAAGCCGTATGGTGTGACCATGCCACGCAGATCACGCGAGAAGCCGATTGATTATGATACGGTTATCGCAGATGAATATGCAATGGTCAATCAAGAATTGCATCGCAATCTGCTTGATGCGTTTCCACCGGGTGCAAGACTGCTTGCGTTTGGTGACGAGTCACAGCTACCACCTATTGAAAGCAGTCCTGCATTAGCAGCTAAGCCAACTGCATTCAATGACTTGCTTACACGCTTCGAAGGTGTGCGCCTTGATCGTGTGCATAGGCAGTCAAGTGACAGTGGTATTCTATCTAATGCGCAACGTGTCTTGAAAGGCAGCGCACCACAACGCTTACCAGACTTCGACATGATCATCACAGATCGTCCAGTCGAAGTGCTTATTGATTCGCTGCATCCTGACTTTCTCAAAGCATTGCAGAAGTCTGACTTCACCAGCTTGCGTAATCAGATACTTACCCCAGGCAACAAGTCATGGGTAGGTACACACAAGCTTAACGCGCTGCTGCAAATGCTGCTCATGTCTGATGAACGTGAGACTATTGAAGTGCCGCGCAGATCATACAATGGCAAGACCTATGATCCGCCCATTCGCGTGGGTATTGGTGACAAGGTTGCAATGACTAAGAATTGGTACGACCTAGAATGCAATGACGGTTCAAATGGTGTGTTCAATGGTGAAGTCGGTAAGGTTGTTGACATCACTGACTTGCATGAGATTGTTGTTGACTTCGAAGATCGTGTGTGTACTATTCCACCTGCGATCCAAACAGTGTTCAACAATCAGGTGCGCATTGCGTACCCACAGAACGACTTGTATCTTGCGTACGCATTGACTACGCACAAAGCACAGGGCAGTGAGTATAGGCATGTGGTTTATATCATCAATAAATCACATCACACACTGCTTAATCGCAAGAACCTGTACACAGCAATCACACGTGCGCGTGAACACGTCACGCTGATTGCAGACACGAAGGGACTGTCACTGTCTGTGACTGTCAGAGAACCCCGCATCTTTGGAGAGTGATATGCTACCTGCAATAACTAATCAAAAGCTAATACTGTTCAACGGTCCTAGACACAGTGGCAAGGATACTGCTGCTGATCATGTGTGGTCAGTATTCGCTAACACAATGCGGTTCAAAATGAGCCGACCATTGAAGGATGCTATCAAAGCATTCTTCAATCTAACAGATGCGCAGGTTGCGTATCTTGAAAGCAAGAAAACACAACCAGATGACTTGCTATTTGGCAACAGTTATGTAGATGTGCAGATCAGCATGTCTGAGTATTGGGCCAAAGACAAGTTTGGTATGCGTGTGTTTGGTAAGCTTGCACTACGTGAAGTGCAAGCATCACCAAGCAAGCTGTTTGTGTGCAGTGATAGTGGTTTCGACTACGAAGCTGCGCCATTGTTGACATACTTCGGCATAAGCAATGTAATGCTAGTACGACTGCATCGTGAAGGTAAATCTTTCGAGGGTGACAGTCGCAGCTATATTGAATTGCCTGGTGTGCGCACCATTGAAATGTCAAACAACGGCAGCACAACGCATTTCCGTGAGCAAGTGAAGGAGATCGTAAGCATATGGTTGAGTCTGTAGGAGAATTAAACCGTGAGTTCATACGCAAAGCACAAGCTGCTCAGCTTACTACGGATTGTCTTGCTGACGGTAACTTTGGCAGCACTATCGCTATTGTTTGTGAAGCACCTGAGTTTAGGGAAACACAACTGAAAGTGCCCTTAGTAGGTGGATCAGGTAGATTTCTGTGGGACGTGATGAAAGGCTTCGGCTTGCATCGCCAACACTTCTACATCACCAACGTAGTGAAGCGCCAGCTAGTAAAAACCAAAGCCGGCGACAAGCGTGGCATATCACGCAGTGAGTTAATACACTGGAATGCGCTACTGCAATGGGAATTATCACAGCTACCTAATCTCAAGCACATACTTGTGCTAGGTGACATTGCATTGCAAGCTATCGTAGGGCAGAGTGGTATTGATCAATGGCGTGGCAGTGTTGTTGGTGATGGAGAACGTGACTTCATCATCGCACACAACCCTGCAGACATCATGCGCAGGCCATCACTAGAACCAATCTTTAGGCTTGATATCAGCAAGCTTGACATGGTTCGTCGTGGCGTGTGGAGTGAGTATCGTGTTACACCTATCTATGATCCAACACCACGTGAAGCAGTACAATGGTGTGATCGTATGATACAAGAAGGTAAGCCAGTATCGTTTGACATCGAGGTGATCGCAAATGAAACAGCGTGTGTCGGCTTTGCAAACAACGCACATGAGGGGATGTGTATTAACTTTCGGGGTCTTTCAAACAATCGTTGGTCAGTGGCTGATGAAGCGACTGTTAGACGCTCGATCCAGCGCGTGTTGCGTCACGCAAGCGTACAACTTGTGGCACAGAATGGATGCTTCGATAGTGCGTGGCTTTGGTATAAAGATCGCATCAAGGCAAAGCCGTTGTGGATTGACACACTACTTGCACATCACACGCTGCATCCCACATGGCCACACAATCTTGGCTTTCTCACTGCACAGTACACCATGCATCCATTCTATAAGAATGAGAAGAGTGAGTGGAAAGAAGGTGGTAACATTGCAAGCTTCTGGGAGTACAACGTCAAGGATGTTTGCATTACTTGGGAAGTCGCACGACGAATTGAGAAAGACCTAGTATCACAGAAATTGTGGGATTTCTACCGCAACCATGTGATGCGACTACAACCACATCTAATTGCTTCTACAGTGCTAGGCAATCGTGTTGACATCGCAATGCGTAAGCAATTAGAAATGGAGTTTGGCGCGAGTGTTGACAAACTTGGTGAAGAGTTTGTTGCAGCAGCGCGCATTGCTACTGGTGATGATACTATCAATCCAAATCCAAACTCACCACAACAGCTTGGTAAGCTGTTCTTTGAGCAACTAAGACTTACTGGCAAAACTGCTAGTACAGACAAAGCCAATCGTATGGTGATGATAGAAAATCCACGCACTAGTGACGCAGCTAGGCATATGCTGATTGTTCTGAACAATTATCAGAAGCAGCACAAGCTATACAGTACGTACATCACAGCAGCGATTGATCCAGACAATCGTATGCGTAGTGATTACAAACAGTATGGCACACAGTACGTCCCTGGCCGTCTGTCTAGCAGTAGCACACTGTGGGGCAGCGGCATGAACCTACAGAACCAACCTGAAATGCTGAGAGGCATGTTCATAGCAGATAGGATGATGTTCGATGATTAAGCAGAAGGCACACATTATTCCGCTCACACCATACACAACAGCTAGTGAACGTGGCTTAGACATTCACACAGAATGGGTGAAGATCAAAGCACGTAGCAGATCACGTGAGTTAGCTGAGGAACGTATGATTACGTACATGGAGAAATCATCTGCATACAAAGGAATGTCATATGAAGATATGATGGAGTATGCAAAAGGATTGCCTTAGCATGATCCCAGGCTTTCGGATGCCTAAGCCTGCGTCACTTACAAACGACCAGTTAGCTGATGCTATTGAAGGCTTAGACAAACATTGGGATAAATTGATTGTGCTTAGTGCGCAACACAACAATCCCAATATAATGTGGCTGGAAGATTACTATTCAGACCTGGTTGACGAAATGGGCCGACGCATTGTGCGATACAGACAAGCAGAATGCGCAAGGAGATAGGATCATGCAAGCAGCAGCAATCAAGCGCACCAGAGAAGAACAACTTGTTTATGTGTACTTCGATGGTGCGCAAGCAGAGGCCCGTATTGTCGGGTGGGAAGCGAAGATCATCAAATGGAAGGAGCAATTCGAACGTGCTAGACTTAACCCAGGAAGCTACGACGCTCACATTGCGTTGGCAAGTGAAATGTTCAAAGTGCCATACGATAGTGTCCCAAAGTTTGACTACTATGATGCGGGAAATGCTACAGAAGCCCATCCCATCGGTAGTCTTAGCTT